CTTTGGAAACAAACCTTGTTCCATGTAAGTGTGATTGACCGCAAGGAGTGGAATATCCCTGATCGTCAATTGAGGAGTGATCATTCGAAATAAACCCTTCAGCGCCTTTGCGCGAGTCATATCAGCGACCGACTTTTCATTAAGAGCATCCTCAACTTCTTTCTTTGATGCGATATTACCAACCGAATCAATGACGACGATAACCTTATCTTTTCGATCAATCTCATTCAATTGATTCACGAGATCGAACTTCAATTCCTCAATGTTAGTCACCGGAGTATGAAGAACTCGACTCGTGTCAATTCCAAAGGATTGAAAGTAAGATTGTGGCGATCCAAACTCCGAATCATAGAAGAGAAGAATCGAATCTTCATGTCGATCAAGATACGACGATGCCATCAAAAGAGCAAAGGATGTCTTAAAGTGTTTTGACGGGCCCGCAAGAACCGTGAGTCCCGATGAGATACCACCGGACATAGAACCAGAGAGTGCCACATTGATCATTGGCACCGAGGTTGGTGTTTGTTCCTTTTCGGAAAAGAACTTGGATTCTGAAAGAATTTCAGTTCCCTTTACACGAGATGTTTCTTTGAGTTTTTTAAGTAGTGACATAATTTTGTTATAATCTGTACAGATTCTACCACAGATCTGATCAGATGTAAATACTTATTTAATAAAATCGAGTAGATTTGAATCGGCGTATCTAACATCATTCGTTTGATTCCGATTATCTTGAATCATGAATTCGGCCGAAGATTTATCCAACTTGTCATTGAGATGCATCTTAACCGATAATGCCATATCAAATGCGGTTGTAACAGGAACGTTTTGACAAATCATATTAAGATTCTTTTTTCCTCCCTGAAGTTGAAAGTTCACGGGCATCTTCATAATCGCCAAACACTCACGAATCGTTAGGTATCGATCCTCATTCGGATGAGTTAAACACAAAGGCATATGACCAACAAAGGCGCCAATTTTATTCTTTGGAATCTCGGTGGTCTTTCTCATAATATTGCCACCCTGTTCAAGTTTTTTATGAATAGCTAAACACCGATCATGTTGCTTATCGAATCCATTCCTTTTCATCCATTTTGCAACCTGATCATAATTTCGTCCACTTCTTTCGAGATGATCTAAGGGATTAATCGTGCTTTCGATTTTCTTTTGGAACTCTTGATGTGTAATACCTCCTTCAATTTCCTCAAGAACGTATCGATAGAATGGCTCTTCACTAGGCGTTGTCTCACGAACCAATTGATTCATCGGATCATCGTTTAGTTTGATACAATTACGAATAGTATCTTCAATCTTTTCATGATCTCTTTTGAAGAATGGCATATAAGGTATTGAATCGCCTTTCCAAAAGAAGTAAAAAGATCGATCTCTAACCTGACTTAATCCGTGTAGAATTGATTTTGTTTTATACAAAGAAAATGTATAACCATTATTATGCGCGATACTCCTAAGTTTTGCGACTGTTGGTTCACCCATCTTACTGGCCAGCCTAGGTGCATTTTCTCCCCAAAACACGCTTGGTTGTATCATTTCAAGAACGTATTTTGCGGTCTTTACCATCCAATCATTTGCTTTATTGTCGGACGATGCCGATGGGCTTAACGATGATAATCCCGCACATGGACATACACTATTTACTACATCAACCTTTGGAAGAGTTGAAGGAACTTGTTTCTGATCAATTAAATAGTACGGTACTTCATTGTTATAATGCGATACGATTTGTGAATCATTTGCCTGAAATGCCGAATAAGAAAGCATGTACTCTGGTCTTTGGCCAAAGGCCATTTCCATTCCAATCGTTTCACCTCCGATCAATGGTACTATACTCGCATATTTCATATTGCTTCATTTATTCTTTCCATCATTTCACTAAACGTATAATTTGCGTCTTGATGAAGTTTGTAAAATTCAAAGGCGTTGTTACGATACTCTTCAAAAAGATCGCGCCGCAACTGAAGCTTTAAAATCATATCAAATGTTTCATCTAGATTATCTTCATCAAACCAAATAGTTCCATTGTTTTCACATTCGATAAGTGGTTTTTCATAATGTCGATGCTTACATAATTCGCCATACTTTTTTCGAAATACAGGAATGGTGCCAATCGAGGCAACTTCACAATGAGTATACTCAATTGATCGTTGTATAAAATGTGGCTTCAATAAAGACAATTGATATCCAAATCCAACACGAGACATTCTCTCTAGCATTTCATCTTGCTTATAGGGACCAAAGATGTGTGCCGATTCTCCATAAGCATTTGACAAATCATAGTTCTCAATCAGATAATCTTCTTTTTCAAAATGATAATTAGGTGTATATTTTTCATTGCACTGTTCACGAAAAAGAATAAATGCTGGTGACTTTTCAATACCTTCATACGTTGTTAGTTGACGAGCGGGTTGAAGATAATTCTGATGCAGCTCAAATAATTCTTTATATCCCTTCCATGGAGTTGTTCTACCAATCCATTTATGATGATTAAAGTCAATTTCTTCGATTGGTTTAAGGTACTTTTCGCGAATCTCATCAAAAAATATTCCTGGTTGAAATCCAACGATTGGCGTACCTTCTTCTTCACCAAAGAGTGTTATTCCACCTCCAACACGATTTCGTGCATAGCTTGCAAAATCATTTTCGGTTGAATGCGTGAATATGATCGATGCTGAATCAATTGCTTCATCCAAAGCAGCATTTCTTCGAATGGATAACATCGAATGATCATGTTGAATTAAAGCAATTGGTGTATTAATTTTACCAATCGCCTTTGCAAAATTATAAATCGCATCCTCCTTAAATGATTTGGCCGGCAAGCTGTTAATGATTACTAGATCTGAATCATTGCATTGCGCAACCATTTCATTAACCTCATCCTTACTGGAGAATTTAAGTAAATGAACATTACTCGTGTCATGCGATTTTGTACGTGTCCACGTTTTATCCTTTGAGGCAAATATTTTATAGTCGTAATCGTTTTCCTCAAGCCATTTTGATTGCTCAATTGTAAACTTAGTTACGCCACAACCTTCAATGCCGCGGCCCATGATAATACTAATCTTCTTCATATGATTTATTTATGATACTAATCTTCTTCATATGATTTATTTATGATACTAATCTTCTTCATATGATTTATTTATGACAATTTAATGTATTCTCTTTTTACTCCGGCTTCATCTAAAAATCTTTCAGCCAAATGACAGGATTTTTGCCACTTGTATGGGATATTCTTCCACTCCATAACAACTTCGCTAATACCAACTTGAATGGCTGCCTTTGCACATTCATGGCACATAGTTAAACCATGGATATACATCGATGCACCATCCAAAGAAACTCCATTTCGTGTGGCATTATAGATCGCATTTGCTTCGGCATGAACTATTCGATCATACTTGGACTGACGATCATCATAAAGATCTGCGCTGTCCAATACTCCTCGAGGAAAACCGTTGTATCCCTGAGAAAGAACTTGACCATAATTACCAATGATTACCGCACCAACTTGTGTTGATGGGTCCTTTGACCATTTACCTATCTCACTGGCTAGATCAAGATATCGACGATGCCATTTATTCTCGCTCACGATTCAAGAAATCACGATCCTCGCGTTGGCCGGGTATTTTTCCGCGACAATAGGAAACAGCAAATGAAGAGTAGTTAATCAAATCTTTAAACGAATCCTCAATTGATTCAAAGTTGGGCTCATACTCGGGATCGTTTTCCATAGCCTCAAGCACAGACCAAATACGTAAAGTTTTTGCGTGAATAATGTCCATGATTGAAGCCACACCACGTGGATAATAATCAGCTTGAACAATTCGAGACTTTTCATTTTGATAATCACGAGACTTCTTGGTTTGAAGTTCTGCGCATTCTTGTAATACTTTAAGAGATTCTTTCATATCCATATTCTATACTAAATTTCAAGTTTTGTAAATCTAAATTTTTACGGCATTTCCCATTAGCTTATCAATTAATGAAACTGTTTTATTTTGTTTTTCAATTTTTTCTATATGCTTATGGATCATTTTAAAATGGCGTTCGTAAACGTGTAATGAGCCAACACACCAATGGAGATTACCAACATCGAGATTTAAGTCATCTGCCAGTTTTCGTTGTACATGAAGTTGCCAAGCATAATCATTACGATAACCAAAGACAACGTCATTTGATCGCATTTGAACCACACCGTGAAGAGCGTTATCGCGAATCAGATATTGAACCGCATTTGTACAAATGAAATCAGACATTCCATTCTTACAATAGTCTTCGTAAATCGTTGGACGCTGATAGATCATTACCGCTCTTCGACTATCCGGATGTTTCTTTAACTCATTAAGACACTTATTATATTGTGAATGATTTCGTGGAGAGAAGATCAAATAGCCGTAATTCGAATTGATCATACCATCCTCATTTGCGATCTGTTCCCAGATCTTTGGCGTCTCACCCGGAATGTCTTTGACGTATAAGCTTTGAGAATAATACCACTCAAGTTCACGATCAATATAGTCTTGATTTGGTGTACCAAAGATCATTGGTTTATCTGCAATGAAACTCGTGCCAATGAGCTCAATAGTTTTAACGCCGGTTTTATCGGTGACAAACTCCTCTGAGAGAAGCTTTTGCATGAAAAGTTTCTGAATATCTTTAACGAACATGGTTGTATTCTATACTAATTTATGACAAAAGTAAATCACAAATTTTATTCGCGAGGTTCTCGAACCATTCAGTATCTCCGCCGTGTCGAGTCGTTTCAGCAGCAGTTCCGATACGGATTCCACTCGTCTCGGTGAATGGCCTTGGATCGTTTGGAATTCCATTCTTATTGACCGTGATACCATTCTCTTCGAGAAGATCAGCGGCTTCGCGACCACTGTACTTACTCTTAGTTAGATTCAACAAAAGGATGTGGCTATCTGTTCCGTTTGTCTGAATGTCAATGTTTCGTTTTTGAAAAACCTTTGCCATAGCCCTTGCATTATTGACAACATTCGACGCATAGGTTTCAAAGTCAGGTTGCAACGCCTCATGGAAACACTGTGCCTTTGCCGCAACGATATGCATCAGTGGGCCACCTTGAGTGCCAGGAAAAACAGCGCTGTTGATCTTTCGAGTGTAATCTTTATTGTTCCATAGAATGATTCCACCTCGCGGTCCTCGAAGAGTCTTATGAGTTGTTGAAGTGACTACATCCGCATAAGGAAACGGACTCTCATAAACG